ACAGGCTTTATAAGGCGTTTTTATTTTTTAGGATTAAATATATCAGAAGTATTTTAAAACGCTTCACACGCACAAAATAAAAACGAGGGGGGCGTATATGTGAGGTCGTAGGACCGGTAAGGTGGGAATTGCGTGTATAAATGCCATTTTACAAAATAAATTGATAAAATAACGATATAACGATATACTTATATTAAGTTATTTTAATTAAAAGAAAGTTATAGGTGGTGAAAGCTTTGAAAATAGGTGAGTCAGATTCACATTACTCAAAAGAACAAAAGGAACAACGACAGAATGCAAATGAACGATTATTTGATTATCAAGATATGACAGGGAAACCTCCTACTATCTTAAAAAGAGAAGCATTAAAAGAATGGAAACGTGTTATTAGCACGATTAAACAGGACATGCCATGGTCCGAAAATGATTATCAAATGTTGGTTGGATATTGTGTTTCTGTAGGAATCGTATATGAAACACAAAAAGATATAAACAAGCGTGGTGTTATGTTGGAAGATGGGAAAACGAATCCAGCAGTTAGAGCTCAATCACAAGCTTTAAAAGATATGAGGTTATGCGCTCAATCACTTGCTATGACATTAGATGGGCGTTTAAAAATCGAACTGAATAAGCCTACTAAAGAGTTGGATCCATTCGAAGAACTGATGCAATCATGACGAATTATGCAAAGCAATATTGTCAATCTGTTTTAGCAGATGAAATTATCGCTTGCGAGAAAATCAAATTAGCTGCCACACGATTTTTAATTGGATTAGAGAAACAGGAGAATGACTCATATCCATATTATTTTGATGAAGCAGCTGCAGCAAAAGCTATTAAATTTATCGAATTAATACCTGGTACAGACGGAAATAGAATTCAGACACTAAGTTTTCAACGTTGGATTATTTCAGAGTTGTATGGGTGGCGTGAAAAGGCAACAGGTAATAGACGATACAAACAAGCGTTTATTAGTACAGCACGTAAACAAGGTAAAACGTGGCTTGCATCAAGTATTGGTGCCTTATCTTTAATTGCTGAAAATCGACCATCTGAAGGACGACAAGTTCTATTTGTGGCCAATGCGATTAAACAGGCGAGGCTCGGCTATAACATGCTGTCTAATAGTCTTTCCAAAGTAGGTCGTATAAGTGATTTTATGAAAAAGCAATTGGTTATTGGTAAGCAACAAATTACACATAAACCATCTAATAGTTTTGCGATGGCTCTATCCAGTGACTTATCTACGTTAGATGGATATAGCGGTACGACTGTAATAGTTGATGAATATGCACTTGCTAAAAGCCGTGATGTATTGAACACCTTGAAGTCAGGTCAAAAAGCCGAACCTAATGCGCTACTTGCGGTTATTAGTACCGCTGGATATGACTTGAATGTGCCAATGTATGCAGACTACAAATTTTATTCAGATGTTTTAAACGAAAAAGCTACAGCAGACAGTACATTTATCGCAATCTATGAACTAGACGACAAAGAAGAATCTTTACCTGAAAACAGTGATAACTGGATAAAGGCTTGCCCGATTTTCGAGCATGAGGGCATCAAAGAAACGATGCTACCAGCAATTAAAGAAGACGTTATTACAGCCCAACAACAAGGTACTCTAACAGCTGTTCTAACAAAGTCCTTCAATATGTGGACGCAAGCAAGCGAAAACAGCTACATCGCTGCTGAAGATTGGGAACTTGCTGAAGTAGACCGAATAGATATTCGTGGCAAACAAATTTACATTGGTATCGACTTATCGAAAACAGATGATTTAACCAGTATTAGCTGGACCATACCAACAGACGACAGAAAACTTTATTGTGATAGTCGTTCATGGATTGGTACGAAGTATGGACTGGCAAACAAAATTAAATCAGATGGTGTGAACTATATCGAATTAGAGCGAAAAGGTGAATGTTCAATTACACAATTAGAAAGTGGAATCATTGATTATGAAGATATTTTTAATTGGCTCATGAGGTTCATTGAAGAAAATGATTTAGAAGTTATGGCGATATGTTATGACAAATGGAACGCCAATACACTTATTACTAAGCTGGAAAAAGCAAAATTGCCGTTAATTGAAGTACGACAAGGCGTGTACACATTGAATACACCTACACGCACATTCCGAGAGCGTTTATATGATGGCCAAATCATTCATAGCGGTAACTTCTTACTGGCTCACGCGGTCAATAATGCCATTTTGAAGGAACAAAATAACGGTGTCATGATTAGTAAAGAGCGTAACGCTAATAAGATAGATCCAATAGCAGCACTTATGAACGCATACACTGAAGCAATGTTTCACTTTGAAGATACGGAAGCTCAACAAGCAGATAATGAATTTTATGCTTCAAATGAATTTAGCTTTTAGTGTGCAGCGCACTGAAAGGAGGTGAAAGAAATCGGAATTTTAAAGAATATGTTCAACAATCAAGCCCAGCAAGTCACGACAGACGCATTTTTGGATGTACTAGTATCAATTACTTCAGATGATGAAACTACACAATACAGTTCAATTAAAGCCCTTAGAAACAGTGATGTTTATGCAGCAGTAAAGATTATTGCATCAGATATAGCAACAAGTGAATTGTATGCAGAAAACAAAGATACAACCATTACAAAACTGATTAACAGCAAGCCTAATAACTATATGTCTGCATGGCATTACAAGTTTTCACAAGTCGCCAATATGCTACTAAATGGCAACGCATTTTCTTTAATCGAACGTGACGAAACAGGCGCACCATTCGCCTTACACGCGCTATTAAATGGCAATGTGAGCATTGAACAGCTAGACGATGGAACTGTACAGTACATTCATTCAGATGATGGCGAGAAAACCGTATTGAACGCTTCAGACGTGTTGCACTTTAAATACTTCAGTACAGACGGTTTAACCGGTATCAGTCCATTGTATGCGCTGCGTGACGAATTGAAGTTACAGGAACGCGGTAACAAGTTATTGGCTGGATTTTTCAAACGCGGTGTAAATGGTAGCGGTATTTTGAAGGTACGAAAATCAAACCTTGATAAGAAAGCTAAAGAATCTATTCGACAAAAGTTTGAAGATGCCAATGCTGGTGATGCTAATGCGTTACGCACCGTCATTTTAGACGAAGAAATGGACTATACACCAATTCAAATTAATACAGATATTTTGAAGTTGGTAAACAACAACGACTGGAATACTAAACAGATTGCCAAAGTATTCGGGCTTTCTACAGATCGCCTAGGAGTTGAAGCGAATCATAGTAACACAATCCAGTCGAACGTGATGTACTTACGAAATACGCTCACTCATTTTTTAAAAGCAATTGAAAGTGAAATTAATTTCAAATTAGACAGCCCTAAACAACTTAAATTCAGTACAGATTGGCTCATAGCAGAACCGCAGCAACAACTGGAAAACGATTTAAGAGCAGTTGAATTAGGTATTTTAACAGCTAATGAGATGCGGAAAAAGATGGGTCTTAAAGCCATTGAAGGTGGCGATATTTTAAGAAAAGAAAGCGAGGAAATAGTATGAATGAAGAAAAAGAAAAGCGTTTAACTGAATCAGCAGAACTCGAAGCACCTACCACAGCGAATGAGTCGGAATCTGATACAGAAAACGCTACAGACGATGATAACACAAAAGTTATTACAGGTTACGCCTTAAAATTCGGTGAACCATCAAAAGATTTAGGTGGCTTTGTAGAAGTAATTACAGCTGAAGCACTTAAAGAAGTAGACCTATCAAACGTTATTTTGCTACATGGACATGACTACTCAAAACCACTGGCAAGCGTGAAAGCTGGCACATTAAAGCTAGAAGTTGATGAAATTGGCCTGAAATTTGAAGCTACTTTAACTGATACATCTTATGCAAAAGATGTTTATGAAAATATTAAGGCTGGCATTGTTGATTCAATGAGTTTCGGTTTCGAAGTCGGACTAGATTCATTTGAAGAAGATGAAGAAGGTACAGTCACACGTTCAATTGAAAACATGAAAGCATTGCATGAAATTAGTATTGTAACCGTTCCAGCGTATGATTCATCAAACGTACAAGTAAGCACACGATCATATACAAAATTCTTAGAAGAAAAAGGTGGAGAAAACATGAAATTAAATACATTAAACAAACAAAATACAGAAGTGCGTTCATTTGAGGACTATATTCGTGCAAAAGGTGAAGTACGTGATGGCCTAACGACAGCAGCAAACAGCGCAGGTGTAGTAGTCCCTTCAGAAGTAATTGGCGAAGTATTTGACCTAAAACGTGCTGAATACAACTTGGCACAGTACGCAACAGTTAAACCGGTATCAAATGGGCAAGGTAAATACCCGGTTGCAACTAATCAAACAGCAGTACTAGCAACGAAAGAAGAATTAGCACAAATCGCAGACGTTGACGCGGATATGTTCACACAAGTTGAATACAAAGTGGAAACACGCGCTGGCAAAATTGCTTTATCAAATGAAGTAGTAGAAGATGCAGCAATTGATGTAGTAGCTGAAGTGAAAGCCCAACTGAAAAAATTAGTGGACAACACTGACAATAAGCACATCATGGACCTGCTAAAAGGATTCACTAAAGTAGACGTAACGGCTACAGATACATTCGATCAACTGAAAAAAGTAAACAATGTAGACTTAGATCCAGCATTAAATAAAATGGTTATCGTCAATCAAGATACATTCCAATACTTAGACACGCTAAAAGATAATGAGGGTCGTTATCTACTTCAACCCGACGTAACAGCACCTTCAGGGTACTCACTATTCGGCAATCCAGTGGCGGTTGTATCAAATAAATTATTCACACCAGCTACCGAGGGCGCGTTACCGATGATTATGGGCGATATTGAACAATCGGTATTTGTAGCACGTAGAAATCAAGTTGAAACACAATGGGAGCAATTCGACTACTATTCTCAAGGTTTAGCGGTAATCGTACGCAACGACTACCAAAAAATTGATGCAGATGCGTCACGCTACATTGAAATTACACCAGCAACAGCTGGATAGTATCACATAACAAACGGGGCTTGCCTAGCCATTTGGCAAGTCCTTATTTTTTTAAACTAAATGAGGTGAAATTATGGACACAAATTTAATGAGCATTGAAGCAATCAAATTATCTTTACGTATAGATCATAGCTATGATAATGCCATGATTGAAGGATATATTTTAGCAGCTAAAAACTACGTAAGAAATGCAGTAGACATGGACGCTACACAAGAAGATATGAACACATATGAGGGCTTTCCTTTAGCTGTTAGTCTTTTAGTACAATACTGGTATGTAAACCGTACAGAAAGTGTGGAATACGTTCCTAATACAGTTATCTCACTTATCCAGCAGATTCGAGGTGAACACTATGCAAAAACTAACAGCAATGAAGTTTAATGAACGTATATCATTCGTAAAAATGATTCCTTCTAGGGGCCCAGAACCAGGAGAAACAGAAGAAACAGAAATTTTTAGTTGCTGGTGTTACTTCAAAAGTAAGTCAGTCTATGACATTCAGCGAGAAGTTACAACAGGCTTAGAGGACACCATTAACTTATATATCCGATACGAGCATACAGACCAATTCGATAGTAAAGCTCACATTCGTTTTCAAGGGAATTTATATGGTATCATCAAAATAAACCCCAACATTTCGGAAAAAGATTTTACTCTAATAACTGCTAAATTAACAAAATAATTGCAAATAACGATATAACGTTATATAATGATTATACAAGGCGGAAACCTTGTACTAACTGTTTTGTTTTGTTTTAATTAATTGTCATTTTTGATGAGCTGTTCTATATCAAAAAAATGAAAGAAGCCCTATCCATATTGGACGGGGCTTTTTTTTATTCCTTATACTCAATTATCTCGCTTATTTCTTTTACATCAAGCGCCTTCATAACACTTTCTAAGTGCTCTTTATTAATTGTCGTTCGATTATTCCTCGCCATCTCACTAATCGTTGTAGGGCGCAATCCAGTGACCTCAGCTAACTCTTTTTGTGTTATCCCTTTAGCTGCTAATACTTCCTTTAATCTGATGTTAATCATCTTTATTACCAACCTTCTTAATTTCTAATAGATCAGCAATATCACATTTTAATGCGTCACATACTTTTTCTAATGTTTCGAAGCTAATACTAGATGTTTTTTCATTGTACAGCTTTGAAAGCCCGGCGCGATTTAGTCCGGTCATGCGCGACAAATCAGATACACTTAGACGTTGTTCGCCTAAAATGCGCGACAAATTAACTTTAATCATTCCTATCAACTCCTTATGCATATACAAATTGTATCTTTAAGTGTACAAAAAGTAAACTAAAGTTGTTGACACGAATGACTTATTTGTATATTATAAGATACAAGAAAGATACTACAGTATACAAATGAGGTGAGAGCAATGGAAAATATCAATATGGTACAAGGTACAAATGGGAATCGCAAAATTATTACTGAAACTAAACGAAGAGAATTAGAACAAGCTGCATTGGAATTTGAAGATTATTGGTGCTCGGTGCCTGAAGGAAATCCTACTTTAACAGATTATTTAATGACATTTATTTTCTTTTTCTGTGGTCCTCTCCTCTTAATGTGGATGTTGATTACAACTTACGGACTGTAAAAGAAACGCGGCTATAAGACCGCGCAGTGGTAATTGTGAGTGATATTAAAACACTCTAAACATAGAAAAAGGAGATTATATTAAATGAAACTAGATTATTACTTTATTGATGGGGTATTAGAGGAATTAGAAATGATTAAACAAGTGATTTTAACTAATCAACAAGATTTTGATGATTACATTCAAAATGGCACATTCGATAGACGTGATGGTGCAGCACATTATACCGCAAAAGAAGTTTACCGCAATGCATACGTAGCAAATTTGGCGTTGACGCAAACATTAAATGAATTAAACACTCATATTCAAAAATTTAAAAAAGAATATAAAAATATTGAAATTTAAAGGAGAAAAAAATGCAAAAAGCTATTATACATTTTGCTGATGGTTATAAATTGAAAATTCAAGAAAATCAAATTTTAGTTGGCATCTACAAACAACCAGCTGATGAAAATGGGGTTGTAACCGCAGGGCAGAACAAGATATATGAAGTATACCCAAGTACTCATGACGGATTAACGCCTAGTATTTTAGAAATTATATTTACTTCAGATTTTTTCCATGATGCCGACAATATTAAAAATGTATTCAATACAAAGCTAATTACTCGAATTGAAAACTTATAAAAAAGACCTCTTTTAAGAGGTTTTTTTATATTTAAATTGTGTAGGCAATTCGCATAAAGGGGTGTTATCGGCATATGCATAAATACCGAATCAGTATACGCGACATCGAAAAAATTAAAGATGATTTGGGTCAGCTCAATTTTGAGTAGTCCTCATATTACTTCCTAAACAATCTGGACCACCAACTTTTATTTTCATGTGGATGATCTACACCATTCTTCATTTCTTTTAACTGGCTATTCAATTTGCGAACTTCATTCATAAGCGCATTAATTTGTTGCTGTTCTTTTGGTTCTTCTTTAGGACTATCCAACAGATTTTTAATAAATACTAACTGGTCATTGAGCAATGTATTTTGTTCAATGATTTTTTTATTTTCTCTATGTAATTGTTCATTATCTTCACGCAATTGAACCACTTCAGAATTAAGCCCTTTTATATGTTCAGCCATATATTCCATGCTCTTTGAGATATCGGTTAAAACATCCACATGTGGGCGTATGTCACCCTCATTATTCTGCGCTATATCCTCATTTTTTACAGATGGTACATTCTTCTCAACATCCACAGACAAAGCCTTATCCAACGCCATTTCACGCGTATTAGACCTATCTTTTAATTGTTTTAATAACTCGCTAAGCATCGCTATGTCGGTATCGCTAAATAGGCGATTATTATTAGCATCTCTTTCAAATATGTATCCTTTTTCTTCTAAAAGTTTGCAATAATTACGCAACGTACTCACCTTAGAATCCAGTGTTTCTGCTACCTTAGCGATTGTTATTGGCATTGACATAGCGACCACTCCTTTTCTTTAAAAGAGTATGAGATAAGTTAAGGTGTATGTCAAAAAAAGTATTAATCGTTCGTACATAAATATTATAAAAGTAATGCAAGACATTGGTCTTTACTAATCACTTATTCAATGTTACAGTTGTTTTATTAAATAATAAGGAGGATGAAAGAAATGAAAGTAAAAGAATATGCAGCATTAATGGGGATGCACCCAGATAGCGTTAGACGTTCGATTCGTCATGGAGACATTCCAGCAACGCAAAATGGACGAGAATGGGAAATTAACGAAGGTTTTGCTAATAGCCAAGTAAAAAGAGAAACACGTTTCGTTAATGAGAAAGAAAGTGCGTATCTAATTCGTAAACGTCTTGTGAAACAACTCAATGATTTGTATGAACATTTAACAATTGTATTTGCGGCAACAACTAGAGATATGAAAGAAATTTATTTGAAGCATGGCGGTGAAGCATCGAATATTTGTATTGAAGAAGTAGATAAAACATTAAACGCCGGAAACGGTGTATTAGATACTTTAGAGAAAATTAAGCAGGTAAAAACGACAATTGCTGAAATTGAAAGTCTAGTTGATTTATGCGACGAAGTAACTGACGAACAATTAAAAAATGCACAAAAAGAAATTATTGATATAGTTGGAACATTATCTTATTGGGGAGATAAAACACCTCAAAAAAAATGATTTAGATTAATAATATACATTGAATGGAAGAGAGGACAGTCAATGACGTTAACAGCAGAATCAAAACAAAACATGTTAAAACCTATTTTCGAAAATATCCCAGCGGACTTAAAAGATTTTCCTCAATGGGTTGTATGGAAAGCTACAAAAAAACGTGGTAAAAATGAATATACAAAAATACCATATAACGCAATAAATCAAGAGAAAGCTAGTAGTACGAATCCCGAAACATGGACTACTTTTAATCTAGCAAAAGAAGCTTATGAAAAAAACCCAGGAAAATGGGACGGTGTTGGATTAGTTTTAACGCAAGAAGATGACATTGTATGTATTGATTTAGATAATCTAAATATAAATGATGTCCCATCTGATTATCATAATTTAACTAACTTAGCTTGGACAGAAATTTCTACAAGCGGAACAGGCCTTCACTTGTGGATGAAAGGTAAAAAACCAACATCTATGAGAAGTAGAAAGAATAATATAGAGTGCTATGATAGTAAACGATTCATAGCTGTTACAGGTCACATTTATGAAGGCAGTTTTAAAGAAAATAAATTACTAGAAAGCCAAAAAATTATTGATATGATCAATAAAAAATACTTTGAAACTGACAAAAAAACTCAAAAAAAATCACCTAATACTAAGCGTGCCGAAAAGGTTGGTAGCCAAGGAAGCACAGTAGCATTAAGTGATAGCGAAGTTGTTGAAAAGTTAGCCCAACATAAACCGAAATCTTTTAAAGTTTATCAAGGCGACTTCTCGGATTATTTTAGTCACTCCGAAGCCGTAATGGCTCTAATGAATGACCTAGCATTTTTCACAGGTAAAGACCCTGTTCAAATGGCGTCCATTTTTAATAGCAGTTCCGCAGTCTATGACGACCCAAAGGACAATGCTAGAAAATTAAATTATACAATCGAGCGCGCTATTGCAGACACTCAAAATGTTTATACACAAAAAAATTATAACCATAGTGTATCATCTTTTCAAGTGAACGTACAAGAATCAAAGACCGGCATTTCAATTCAGAAAAACGATGGTCTTATGCAAAAATTACAGTATAACGAAAATGGCAAAATTATAAAAAATCATTATAACGTTCAGACTATTTTAGAAAGCAATATCTTCAAAGGGAAAATTGGCTTCGACTTATTCCGACAACGTGAAGTTGTTTTCGATAATTTACCTTGGAGAAAGCGTTCCCTTCCACAGTTGAATTATGAGCAATGGAAAAATACGGACGATGCACAATTACGTCATTACCTGGGCTATAACTTTGGCTTAAAAGGCAAAGATATGATTACAGATGCATTAGTACACGTTATGCATAACAACAGTTTCCACCCTGTAAAAGAGTACATTAACGCAACTGTATGGGATAAAACAGAACGAATTGAATCATTCTTTATTGACTACCTAGGAGCAGAGGACAACGAATATACGCGAAATGTAGCACGAAAATGGTTTGTAGCTGCTGTTAAACGTATCTTTGAACCAGGTTGTAAATTTGACTATATGCCTGTACTTGTAGGTGACCAGGGTATCGGTAAATCTACAGCCATTCAAAAATTAGCACCGGAATTCTTCAATGATTCATTAAGAAACTTTGACGTAAAAGAAAGTGGCGAAATTTTAGCTACAGCATGGATTATTGAAATTGGCGAATTGGCAGCTATGAAAAAATCAGAAGAAGAAGAAATGAAAGGCTTTATTAGTCGCCAGGTAGATAGTTACCGCCCAGCTTATGCACGTACTGTAGAAGACAACCCTCGTCATTGTGTATTTATGGGCACAACTAATAATCATGCTTTTTTGAAAGACACAACCGGAAACCGTCGTTTTTTACCAATTGAAGTATCAGATAATCGAAAATATACACCATGGGATGATCTAAATGAAATAACAGTACATCAAATGTGGGCGGAAGCTTTCCAATATTATCGACAAGGTGAATCTATTGATCTTGATGCCGAAGTAAAAGAAATAGCAAAACAAATGCAATTACGCCATACAGATAGTGACCCACGCGAAGGGATTTTAGAAGATTATCTAAATATGAAATTACCGACTGATTGGGATAATAAAAATCCACAACAACGCTTTGAATACTTTAAAGCCGAAAAGCAGGGAAGTATCGAGCGTGTGAAAGTATGTTGTGTTGAAATATGGCAAGAAGCTTTTGGAGAGTTTGGCACACCAAGCAGACTAGAATCAAATAAAATTGTGGGTATGTTAAAAATGCTAGGTTGGACGCCAGGAGAAAAACTGAAAACGCGTTTCAAATATTACAACTCGCAACGTTATTTTGTACACAAATAACTTCCACAGGTTGACCTCTATTCCAGGGGTCTTTTTTTGTTCCTAAGTTTTGTTCCCAACTTTAAAAGTGTTCCCAACTTAGTCTACAAGTGTTCCCAACTTAGTCTACAATGTTCCCAATATTTTAAGAGTTAGGAACAGCTAAGAACGTTGATATATCAATATTCTTATCGTTTATTATACTAATTTGTTCCTAATAATGACTTTTTTAAAATTTTAAAAAAACTATAAAAAACAGGACTATAGTATATAACAATATAGGTATATAATAATATATTTACGGTAAAAACCATTATTATAGAAAATAGGTTTCTTAGGAACATTGGGAACAAAATACAAAATACATCTCAACGAGCACCTGTGGAAGAAGCAAGGTTTTTGATGTCATCTTATAATCAATGCAACATAAAAACATGGTTTGTGCATTCGAATGAATTAGAATGCCAAATTGCTTCATCAAGGTTGATATGATGGGGTTTGAAAGGTGGCAAGTGAATGCAACAAAAAGAAAGATATGTTGCATTCGAATGTGGTTGTAGTTAACCGGCTCAACATTGATCGCATCATTAATCAATTAGATGAGGGGGAAATTCCCCACAATTCTGTGGTCAGCGCAAAAGTGCGCAGACCTTAGAGGTATAAAAAATAATGCAATGTAACATAAAAACATGGTTTGTACATTAGAGGTTTATTCAACATCAAAAAAGCTAACAAACATTGATTTAACAATGTTTATAGATAGAATATCTAATGTAACAAAAGGAAAGATATGTTACATGAGATAAGAGGTGAACCAAATTTGGTTATACCCTTTATGTGTAACGTTACGTTATCGTGACGTCACGTGACAGTCACGCAACAGACTTAGAATTAGATTTAGATAAAGAAAAAGACAAAGACTTAGATAAGACTATTTAACATAAAAATGTAGTTTGTAAATTAAGAAGAGTAAAAACGGTAAAAGTATTGGTATTAAAGGGTTCAATAAGGTTTTTCTAATTTAACAGTCTTTAAGATATGTTAAATACAAAAGGAGTGATTAATATAAAACCACAAAAAAGATGTAGTGCTGCAAGGTGTCGTACTTTAATCGACTATACACAGCAATATTGTGAAGAACACCGGACACAAGGCAAACGCAAGCAAGAAACCTATTCAGAACGTAAGGAAAAGGACGCTGAAGCCTTAAAATTCTATAAATCGGCTCGCTGGCAACGTACTAGCCGTAATTATCGCTATAAGTATCCTACTTGTGAGATATGTCTAAAGCTAGGTATCGTATCACCAGCAGATGTGGTAGATCACATTAAAGAGCGTAAAGATTTATTAGTAGATGAGCAGCATCTTTTATATGATGAATCGAATCTCATGAGTTTATGTCATGCTTGCCACAACCGAAAAACAACTAACGAACGTATGAAACGAAAAGCGCAATAAATATTCAAACGTCTTTTGAAGCTACTTACAGGCTTTATAAGGCGTTTTTATTTTTTAGGATTAAATATATCAGAAGTATTTTAAAACGCTTCACACGCACAAAATAAAAACGAGGGGGGCGTATATGTGA